TCGGCGTCAAACACACCTTAAGAACCAATATTCTCGTCGTCTTCATAGACTCAAGACTAAAGGTTCCAAGCGAACTCTCAAATTCGCTAAATGGATGCTTAAGAAAGAGATGTCGTCTCAATCTCGAGCAGTATTTGAGAAACTCGGTGGAGCTTATTTAGCCACCCAATGGAACAAGGTATGTTCTAAAGTTACAGACTTTGGAATTGACCGAGTTATGAATTATGGAGAGAATGTTCTTCTTCTCCTATTGACCCTCAAAGGATGTTCCGATTTGTCGTCTGCCCTATCAGCAATTACAATGTATATTAAAATGCACTGTAAAGACCAATCCCTTTGTGGTCAAATCTTAGAAATGATCCAATCTGAGTTTTTTAGTGATTCTGACTTTGTGTCCCAATCAGATTCTACTTTTAAGTCAAATCCTTTTGCAACTGTATGTTCTGCATGGGATACACTTAAGAATTCGCCAGTAAAGGCAAAAGTCTTAGGACTTATTTCCACTGCCCTTGCTGTCGGCATGCTTTCCGAATCGAGAGAATTATCACCTACTATTAATGGTTTTAAATTATTTCGCATTTATGCCGAAAAGAAACAACTTACCATGGTTGATTTGGTAGGGACACTTATCTCCACTATGAAGTTCTTTGTTGAACGTGGATATAAATGTTTCGAAACCGGAAATTTATCTCCTCTTATGTTTGAGGAAGACCCAGCTTATGAATTTTCCAATGCTTACACTCGTATTACTACCAATTTCGAGTATGTAAAAGTTGGAACTTTCCGCGGCACTAATTCAAAGTGTCCGTGGGCTGATGAACAAGATTTTGAACGAGATTTGACAGATGTCATTGATTGTTGTTGTGATCTTCGTAAATCTTCTACCAAGTTTGATAGGACTTTGTTAGATAGACATTACGAGTCACTTCTTAAAATCAAAACTGCTTTTGAATTACTTCGTACGACAGGAGGCTTGCGTGAAGCACCCTTCTCGTTTTGTATCTTTGGTGAATCCGGTATCGGAAAATCCACCATTGTTAACAATTTAATTACTTACTCCCTACAGAAAATTATGTGGGAGAATGGAGTTAAAGATTACAAAGTTGATCCCAATTCTATCTGTACTTTAAATGAAATGGACAAATACCATTCTGATTATAAGTCTCATATACAAGCAGTTCTCTTGGATGATTTTGCTAACGCTAAAGCAGCTGTTACGAATGTTAATCCTTCTGTTAATGTTATCAACTTTATCAATAACGTAGCACGAACTGCCATTATGGCTGAAGCTGACCTTAAGGGAAAGATTAAACTCAATCCTAAGGTAGTTGCAGCCACAACTAATGTACAAGACTTAGATGCCCGCACATATTCCAATGAGCCCGTATCTATTTTGCGTCGTTTCCAGATTCATATTGAAGCTCGGGTGAGAGAGGAATACCTCAAATCTCCCGATGCTAAATTTATTGATGGGAAAAAGTTGGCCTTAGACGCCGCTGATGGAAATCTATGTCCCGACGCTTGGGAATTTGATCTCTATGAATGGTGTTCTGGCAATGGCACTCAAGCTTTTAAGAAGCCTCTTACCTACACTGATGCTGAAGGCAATAAAGTTCAAGCTAATAGTGTTGGCTTTAAGGAACTGTTTCATATTTTTGATCGTGAAATCAAAACTCACGTTCGAATTCAGAAGTCAGTTGTTGCTTCTTCTAAGCAGATCTTTAAACAGGATTTATGTTGTCACGGATGTATGCCACAATACTGTCATACATGTAGTGAACCAGAATACGAATCTCAATCTGTCTCGTCTTATTTCGAGAAATTGTATGAGGAGTATAACATGAATTCCTCTTACGCACGATGGGAGAATTACCTTCCTTCGCGTGTATTCGAGAGTTTTAAAGTGCAAATGCTATCTTGTGTTCTAAATTCGCGAGCCATTATTGCCGCGTACTTTAGTTTCAGCTCGATGGCTTTTACTGCAG